ACAATAGAGCAAACACATTGATAACTAGACCTGCCTTGTCCTTGATCTTAGCTTCGCGCTCGCTGCGACTGCCTACTGGTTGTGTTGCTGTGTCTTTAGAGTTTTTTGTAAACATTCCCAACACTGTATCTACTAATCCTGCCATATATTCTCCTTAATTTGATGGCTCGTATCTTGATTTATATCGTTCGATAATTGCTTGCTGATTTGCAACTAGCAAATTTAATTCTCGCCAATTTGCAGAATTTTTTGCAAAGTCCTCTTCAGTTAACGCGAACAGTATGCTTTTATTTTTAACTTGTTGGTCCGGCGCAATTACCGTCCACTTGACCTGCTGTAATGTTAGCGTGTAGCCAGGCTCTGATGAAATCGGCCGTTGTACAGCGCAACTACTTACCGCTATTGCGAGTAGGGGGTAGAATACAATCTTTAACCAATTCATTATTTTTACCTACACTAACAACTTCCATACATCTAACTGCTGCTGCCGAGCTAGAATTTACAATTTTGGAAATAGTTGCGGCTTGATCAGCAGCAGCTTGTCTAGCGCGACGACTATGTTCCTCAGTTTCCCTCTCTAATTTACTACGCTGTGTGACCAGATCAGCTCGTTCCTTTTTAATAGCCTCGCGCTCGCGTTGAACTTGTTTGAGTTCACTTTGATAGGACGCATACTCGCTGTTTGCTTTTTTAATCTGCATCTGAGCTACTGCTAACTGTTCCTTAGCGGCTGTAACAACATCTGAGCCTGCTTTTAGCTCAGTCTGTAGTTTTAGCACTGTTGCTTGGCTAGATCCTAAGTCAGCTTTTAGTGTTCGAATATAGCGAGCAGCGAATCCAGCAGCAATTGTCAGCGCAACTACACCTAGGCCTAGGGCTATTCGCTGTGTAAGCTTTTCGGGTTCTAGTACCATTATCATTTTTGCGATTCCTTATAAACCCGTTTTTGTTCATTGTACCAATCCTGCCAGCCGTGGGTCTTAGCGGCGCATTGATAGTACAGCGAGTAGTTTTCTATTACTGTGTGCAGCATGTCGCGAAGTGTCCCCTTATCAGGATCTGCTTTGTTTAGCTGCGGGCACCGCTCTAGCAATATTTGCGGGGCGACGGGGAACTCGGGCTGTTTTACTGGAACAAATGTCTCAAAACAACCACTAAGTAAAAGTGTTGAGGCTAGTAGTATAAGTCGTTTCACTTCTTTGCTCCCCGTTGTTGCTGTTCAACAAACAAGTTCATATCCACTGCTTCGTTGTGTATGTCAATAACCTCACGCGGTAGTGGGCACTTCTTTTCATAGTCAACTACAGCTGGTCGATCTACATATATAGTTTTGCCTTTTTCCTTAATAACCTTAACCTTAGTTACTACACGCTCTTCAACTTGTGTAGTCACATTACTGCTGGCCTGTTCTAGTGTTTTAACTTTTTCTTCCAGTTTAGCTGCCCGATCACGCCAATCTTGCTCAACACTGTAGCCGCCCTTAAAATAAACACCTACTACCAACAGTGCGATACCTGCAACTTGTACAGCTTTGTAGTAACCAGCAAGCGGAGGGAATGCTAGTAATAACTTGTTAATTACAAAAAATCCTAGTATAGTAAGTGTTATTCCCAACACTAGCATCGCATTAACAACAAACTCGATAAGCCCTAGTGGGAGTAAATGTAATAGAAACATGATTATACTCCTAGTACTTCACACGCATGTTTAAAGTGTTTAATGCGGTCTTCAAGTCCAATAGTCCCCCCATTAATCTTTTTAGTGAGGTTTAGTATGTCGCCCTTGTCAGCACATGCGTTGAGGTTGTTGTTTTCCCAAAAGAACGCGGCGCTTTGCACAGCCCCTTCAAATGTTCCCATATATTCTGGCAAGTCTTCTACATCCATTTCTAAACTGGCGGCGAACCACTGATAGTTTTCTTTACCAGTAAGTTGTATTAGACCACGGCCCAAATACCTCCAACCATCACCGCTAGCCTCGTCTCGGTTGCCCATTCTATTGGCGTAGACTTTGTTGGCAATTTTTTCTGGTCGTTTTTCATACTGCTTGGCAATTTCCATAGTGGGAAATCTGTTGGGCCAAGTTTTCATCAAGCTAGCTGCTTTGTAGTTGAGATTTTCCCGCAGTACTCTAAAGTTGCCACTTTCATGAGCGCACTGTGCGATAAACGCAGCTAGACGTTTTGGGGTGTTGATTTCGTACTCTGGACAAATTTCGCATATTGCGTCATACCAGTAGTCTAGATAGGGATTATTCCCTATCATTTCTTTGAGTTGTGCTTTTGTGAATGTAAAATCAAATGCCATATTACCACCTATTTTTTTCAGCTACCAAAGCATAGTTTCCGTTACGAATTAAAAATTTGTCTCCAATCTTATCGATTTCATAATTCCCTAGATACTTTTGTAGGAAATAAACCTGACTTTGGCTGTTTTCGTCTAGGCTTAGTGCCCCGGGTAACGTTTTCTTGATATCTTCATATCGACCTAACGATACAAGTTTCATATTAAGGTCACCGAAGAACGGTTTCTTAAAAGTCATGCTATTATCTGCTTCGACAAATACGCCGTCTAATGAACCTTGATTGAAGAACTTGTTTATATCTTTATTTTTAATTTCTAGAATTTTATTGTCATATGCAGTTGATGTTAAAGGAACATGCTCGACAATTTTTTCTTCGCTGAACGGGACTGCTCCGTTGGACTTTTGATAACGAAATTTCCAGTTGTAATTGTCTGTAAGTTGACTCACACCTGTTAACAACTTTTTCATTTGTAAAGGTAGTTCAGGAGTTCTTTCAATTTCTACAAACACTTGATATTGTCCGTCATTCTCTTCGCCTGCGCTCATATCGGCATCTAAGACAAACGGGTATCCCTTTTCGATAAATTCCATTAAGTCGATGGCAGGATATTTTTCCTTTACACGAAACCCTAAGACTACAATGTCTTTATCTTCTCCCATCTTACTGCGAAACCGGTCGACAGTAAAATATTCACTGACATAATCTTTAAGATCGTTGGTACGAAGACCTTCATTTAATTTACGCTTGGGGTGTTTGTTGCTCATTAGGAGCCTCCTGTGCAGCATTGGCAACGTCTACATCTTTAAGATCGTAGCGCATTAATTCAGCCATTTTTGTATTTTCTCTGTTTTCTTTACCGATACTAACATCCTGCATTAGCTTTTTGGGCATAGTAATAGTAACTGTCCAAATAGGATGTGCGTCGATTTTTCCCTTTTTTGTACCCGGGCGATAGTCTCCAGGGTCTTTAATTTTTCTAGGAACGAGGATATTATCTTTAGCATATTCTACTTTACATCCGTAATCATAAAGCCTTTTTCCGCCCTCGGGATCAGGCATTTCCTTAATGTCCCACATAAATTTGCAAGTAACAGCGTACCGACTTACATTTGGGCCTGCTATAAGCTCGCCCTCGTCCCAATTTTTGAATACATAGATATCTAACTCATCGAGAACTCGTTCGAAGTCTTTTAATACAGTAAAAGCTCCGTTGTTTTCGCTGAGGGTTTGTAAATTCTTGATAATGTCAACTATATCGTGCATAGTGTTTCTCTTTATGATATATTTATGTAGATATACCCTATAGGAATAGTGATTAACAAATCCCTATTTCAAGCACCTTTTTTTGATTTAGGTGTAAATATCTAGCAGGTCGTTCTTCTATAACGGAGGGATAAAATTGCCTAGAACCAGAAGACGTGAAAATAACAACGGATCAAATAAGGATCCTCGCTTCGCTCAAGATCAAAATAATCTGATTGCGATTAAACCTTATTTGAAACGTAAACAGCAAGTTAGCATTATTCCGCGCAATGTGGCGCAGGAAGCGTATGTCGAACTGCTAAAAAATCCCAAGAAATGTATTGTATTTGCTATCGGCCCTGCGGGTACGGGCAAAACTATGCTTGCGGTACAGATGGCCATTAAACTTTATAAAGAGGGGGTGATTAGTAAAATAGTCGTAACAAGGCCAGCTGTTAGTGTTGATGAAGAACATGGGTTTTTACCGGGTACCTTGAATCAAAAAATGGAACCTTGGACAAGACCTATTTTTGATGTATTCGAAGAATATTATCATCCAAAAGAAGTCCAAGCAATGTTGGAAGATGGTGTGTTAGAAATAGCACCTCTAGCCTACATGCGCGGCAGGACATTCAAAAACGCATACATCGTAGCAGATGAAATGCAGAATGCTACGCCCTCTCAAATGAAAATGCTCCTAACGCGTCTAGGAGAAGGGTCTAGAATGGTAGTTACTGGTGACTTAAATCAAGCCGACCGTCCAAAAGAGAACGGTTTATTAGAATTTTGCCAATTATACGGACAAGGAGGTGATTATCGTATGATTGCTATGGCTAGATTTGAGCCACGAGATGTCGAACGCCATCCGGTAGTTAAGGAAGTTTTATCAATCTACAAGGAGTTAGATTAACGATTAACTAGATTATATAGCCAAAAGAAAACCGCCTAACATAGACCTGCAAAATCTGTTAGGCGGTTTTCTTATTGAATGCGAGCTAATTTAACTAGCGTAGCTGCTAGATTCAACTCAGGGTCGGCTATAAGCGTATGATCTACAAGACCTTGTTTGATAATCAACAGCGCAGTATCTTTCTTTTCTTCAGTATCACCGAATAAATCTAAGTTTTGATACATCCATGTGTAAACATCTTCAATTTCTTCCGGACGAATACGTCCGCACAATAGTGTTCTTGCTTCTCGAATTTTTCCCTTCTTAAACAACTCAACCATTTCGATTTTGTAGTCACTACCTGCGTCATTACCGGCTGTTGGACTAGCAAGATTATTACTGTCAGTAACGTTTTGTTGTACCATGTTGATACATTTACGAAGGTCAGGATATGCTAGCTTCACGTAAGTATCGAGCGTGTCTAATTCGAATTCAACGTTTTCAGTAACAAGAATAGTTGCTACTCGGGCTGTAAATTCGGTCTGGTCAGTCTTTTCGACATGGAATCCTTGACAGCGGCTGTGTAGGGCAGGAATAACCTTGTTAGGATAGTTACAAGTTAGAATAAATCTGCTGGTACTAGAGTATGTCTCCATAACGCCGCGAAGAATCGCTTGTGCGTTTGGAGTTAGGTAATCAGCCTCATCTAGCAAGACAACCTTAAACGGTCCAAACGGAATCATTTGAACAAAATTAATGATCTTATCGCGAACTGTTTCGACGTTGTTTTCTCGACTTGCGTTGATTTCCAACACATCGTAATCTTCAATACCGAGTTCATTGATAAGAACTTTAGCTAGCGTAGTTTTACCGATGCCCGCTGAACCACTAAACAGCAAGTGCGGGATACTTTTTTCTTTAATCCAAGATTGGACCTGTCGTCGCTGTCCTGCGTCTTTGAACACGTATTCATCGATAGTTTTAGGACGGTACCGCTCAACCCACAGCGAATTATTCATTTAAGACTTTCCATAGTGATAATTTTATCAATTTCGCGACCAAACTCTTGATCGCCTGTAATAATGTATAGGCCGTTTGTATATCGATCAGATTTACGATCATATCGTCGTGTTTCTACAACTCGACCGCCGGACGCAGAATACACAGTAAAGTTGATAGCACGTTCTGGTTGATCTATGCTAGCTGATTCGCTCTTTGAAATTAAAAGAGACGGTTCGCTAGATTGATCATACGCATCTTTTACTTGTCCAAGAAGCCACCGCTTAAAAAAGCCCGGTTTGTTACTTTTTCTAATTGGTCCAGACTCGTTGACTACATATTGATTTTTGTATCCAAACATTATTTTTCCTTGTTGCGTTCTGCTTCGGCAATTCGTTTGCGAAGGCTGCTTGAGCTAAAACTGTGATCTCTACTATTGTAGATTAGATCTATGCCTCGTTGTTCGCAAATGTATTTGCCTGTAAATTCTTTATCTAGATATTCTACACCTAAAATTCTAACATTAACTGGCAATGTTAGCAAGATATCTTCTAGGTCTTTTTCGGTTTCGTAAACTACAATTTCGTCTACATACCGAACTGCTTGTAGTTGTATTTGGCGTTCTACGATGCTTTGTACTGGCTTATTTTTAGTGTCAGGGCGATCAATGGTTGGATCAGTCTGTAGCGCAGCGATAAGATAATCACAGTGTTTCTTTGCTTCACTCAACATAGCAATATGCCCGGCATGAAGCAGGTCAAATGACGAAAAAACAATTCCTACTCTTTTTTCTTGTAGTTCTTTTACTTTATTAAAAATCATATTTTTTCCGACAATTACAAGTTCTTCCCTGGTTACAGTCGTTATTACAATTGTCGATAGTGTAAGCACCTTTGAAGAACATCATCGCAATTACCATTAGTACAATCCAAACTGTAATCCCGACAAGTATCCAGATAAAAAGCATTTTAATTCCTTTAGTGTAAAGTTAATTTTACAGGTAAAAATAGAGCCAGTCAAGGCTCTATTCGGAAAGAATTACAATATCAAACGTTGAGGTTGAAGTGACCTTGAACTACTCGTTGAACAGTATCTTGTGGTTTTTCGTCCGATTGAATCAGAATGGCATCGTTGTCTACCATTCTTAGTTCTGTAATGCTACCGTCGTCGTTTTCGTACTCGATAGTGCGAGTCCATCGACCGTGGTCGATTAAAATCCATTCACCGACTTTAACATCTATTTGCTCGTCGCCTACTGCCCAGACGCAAGCCCATCGAGGATGGATACCGCTGCCTTTGGCATTATCGCTAGGAATGTATAAACCACTAGCCGTTCTTTGCTCTCCGAAATCCATATCGGATACAAAAACTTTGGCACCTAACGGTTTAATTTTTCCAGATACTTTCATTACTCGTCCTTTGATTTTTTAGAAGCGCGATTTATAGCAGTTGAAGGTCGTATCTCTTCGACTCGAAGAGTCGGTTTAGATTCAGGATGTCCTTCGTAGTATGCTTGTACAACATCCTCTCGCTTGCGGACAATTTTTCCACCGGTTCCGAGTTCGTCTCCTCGCGCGTTAACGCCCATATTTCCGATAGCAGGAGTTAACTCGTTTTGTCTCATGAGTTTTTCCATGTCTATTACTTTACCTTGCATTGTTCTATGTACCATTTTAATTCTCCTTGAGGAATTCGTGTATGTCTAAACCATACTTAATGCTGTCGATTTTATGTACTCCTATTAAAAAGAGCACATAGCTAGCTACGCTACTGCCTCTGCCTACGCCCCAAAGGATCTTGTGATCTCGAAGGGTGTCTACTAGATATTTAAGATAGTGAAGTAAATCGAGCATATCGTGTTGAATAAACAGCTCTAATTCTTTGTCTACACGCGCCCGTTGTTCCTTGGTATCACATAGGTTGTAAAGCCTTTGTATAAGATCTGGGCAGTAATCTTTAGGCATAAACCAGTTAGCTTGATTTAATTTATCAAATTGCTCGACATTTATATCAGTGAAGGGTTTGTACGAGTTTAATTCTGGAATTCTATCAGCATTAATTTCTCTTGACCTGTTGTACTCGTTAGTATCACCGTCGATAAAAACATTTTCTAAATCTGTAAGTGTTCCGTTATAAACTGCATCAAACGCTTCCTGATTGGTTATGATGACTCTACCATAGTTGTCAATTTTCACTTAATCCGCCTTTTATCACTGTTGGTCTAAATTTAGGCACTTCTGTGAGGTTAAGTTCATCCCATGATACTATATCTTTAGACCCTGTGTAAACATTGTCTTGATTCCACCAATGATCGCCTTGTAACTCGAGATCGGATTCAGCTGGGTCAATAATATTATATTGTATATTGTCTCCGAGCATACTTGAAATACTCAAATATTGAATATCGAAATAATTGGCAGTTATTGTTTGAAATTTTGCTAGTAGCGCAGCTCCGACATACACATCATAGGGCTCACTAGGTAAGTGTACAACATTACTGTCTAGTTTGTCAAACTCTTTGGTAATCTCATGGTCTTTTTCTGCAAAAATAGCTCCTTGTAAATAATATTCACTAAGGAGTTTGATTCTTTGAAACCCTATTCCGATGTTTTCTACAGCACCTTCGATGGGGTCTATACCTATTTTAATAGAATAAACATTAGGTAATAATCGGTTGTCAGTTAGCACAGAGCAGCTAACATCTAATGGTAAAACAAAAACAGTTAAATCAGTTAACATTAATTAAATCGTCTAAATCTTTATCTTGCTTCTTTACTACTCGTTGAGTTGCTTCTACTTGTCTGCGGTACAGTTCTTCTTTGTACATATTCAGGGCCGAAATAATTTGGTCACAGACCCCGCTGTTCCCCATCCTAGCAGCAATAAAATATTTTCTGTTGAGATCTTGAATCTTTGATTCAAGCTCGGCATCTTTAAGTTTGCTAGGATTACTTAATAACGGATTGTACATTAAACACCTTTTTGTAAAACGTAGACAGTAGACCCACCGTTGTCTGTCCAAACATCAAAAAACTGTGTAGCGGTTGTTTGTATGGTGTATGGTTGTGATTGTGTCCCTACTGCTAAAACTTCTCCTCCGCTTGAGCTAAAGGTTAGTGTGCTCCAAAAGTTAGTAGTAGTAGTTTTAAATGATAAGCTCATTAATGCTACCGTATCCGTACTAGCAGGCCATCCTGAAAGATTAACCGTGCTTGTTCCGGTGTTTAGTGTAAATTTTTGGTATTTACTTGATGTGTAATTAGCATTAATGGTGTCTGTTTGAATAGTGTCTGTGGTATTTAAGATTGAGGTAACAGGTGAAAGATCAACTCCTTGAATAAAAACTGTAACACCCCCGTCGTCTGTCCACAGATTGAATGTTTGTGTATCTGTAGAATTGGTGACTACTGGCAAATCAATATAGCCTATCTTTACTAGATTCCCTCCAAAATTGATTCTAGTCGTGCTACTAGTATTCGGTGTCACTGATAATTGCATTTCTGCAAATCCAGCATCGGGCCAATTGTTGATGTAAAATGTAGAATCGCCGGCAGCAAGGCTGTACTTTTGATAGTTACTTTCTCTAAAGTTAACGTAGATGTTACCGTTAGTTGGGTTAGGAGAATAATCGACAATCTTAGTTACGCAACTCTGTAAAGAAGCTTTTTTAATGGTGTTGTAACCAAAATCGTTGTCCCCACCGATAGTAACAGCATTTAGCTGTAGTTGTTCTAAATCAACATTGGTTGCGCTAAAGGCGTTAAAAATATTTCTAAAATTATCCCTAAAACCTTGGCTATCGTTATCCTTACCTGCTTGAGGATAATCAATACGAATTTTATTAAAATACACGCTAGCTGTTGTTGCCACTATCTAACTCCAATTTGTTATATTTACACCGAAGGTAATCCTTGGTGTAAATTTCTTTAATCGCAATTCATGTATGCGATCTTTAAGTTGTTTTTAATTTACGATACTAATTTCGGCCACTCTATATTGAATGGGTTTGACTGTTGCGTAATATCTCGTAACTGTTGTCTGTAAGTTTTGACAGATTCTAGTATTTCGGTTCCGTTTTCATAAGCCCTTACTATTAGTATGTCAGACTCTGCTAATAACTGATTTCGTTTGATTCTTACATTCTGCCATTCGAATTCAATTTCAGAAGAATTTGGGCCGCGAACTATCCATTCAGTGCCGCTCCACTCTAATTGCTCGCCTGGGAGTAATTTCGGTTTGTCTGGTGCTAACGAAAAATCGTTGAGGTTATAAAACTCTATGCTAGATGGTAACGGATACGGATATGCGCCTTTGTAACTATATAATTGTGTCATTATAATGCTCCTACACTATTGCTAGGAAATTGCCGGCCGGTATTGTATAAGCCAGGCCCCCAAACTATACGTACTGCTCCGCTAGCACCGTTACTGGCGTTTGTAGCCTGGCCACCGCCACCGCCACCGCCACCGTATGCTCCTCCTGCGCTAGTTAGACTGCCGCCCGTGCCGTTACTGCCGCCGCCATCAACCTGCTTCCAGTTAGTGCCCTGACTTACAGTCTGTACTGGGCTGCTCTGATGGGTACCGTTGTTGTTGCCCAGCCGACCGCTGTTGTGGCCCCAAAGCCACAGTGTGCCGTCTGTTTTTATGGCCGCAGTGTGATAGCCGCCGCAAGCAACCTGTTTCCAGTTAGTGCCCCCGCTTATAGTCTGTACTGGATTACTCCGATTGGTAGTCGTGTTGTCGCCCAGGCCTCCGTAGCTGTTTCGGCCCCAAGTCCACAAACTACCAGTCTTAGCATACTGGTCAATCATGGCATAGTCGTCAACAAATATCTGTTCTAAATCACCTTCTGGACTAGTAAAATATCCTGGCATATTAGCGACCCTCCAGTGCGCTAACGCGAGCAGCTAGCTCTTTGTTAGACTCAATTAAGAACGCAATAATCATATTGTAGTTAACACTCTTAACACCCGCATTCTCTACAACTGCTTCGGGAACTATCTGCTCCAACTCTTGAGCAATTACACCGTATGCCGCTGCTCCAGTGTCCAACCAATCAAACGACACACCGCGCATTTGATTTACAGTGTCGGCAGCATTAGCTATAGTAGCCACATTGGTCTTTTTGCTAGCATCTGACAGGGATGTAAACTGTGTGGCGTACAGTGTACCAGTACTGGGGTTAAAGTACAGTTTGGTGCTAGAAACACCCACGCTGGTTGCTGACCCACTAGTCACGTCATCAAATAGTATGTAGCGGGTGCCGTCGGTAGTGGTGTCGTCGGTTATAGTAGCACCAGCGCTAACTCCACTCAGCTGCGAACCGTCACCGTAGAATCTAGTAGCGTACAAGTAACCATCGTAGTTTAATCTTGTGGTATTAGTTGGCGCAGTAGTTCCGCCATCCATCTGCCCACTTGTTTTTGTGGTACCATTGTAGTTAATGTACCCCACTGATGTAGATCCAGCAGATAGGCCGACACCAGCTAGTCCACTATAACCACTGATACCACTATAACCACTAGTGCCGCTTTCTCCGCTACCGCTATACCCGCTGTATCCGCTAATACCACTACCACTATAGCCACTAGTTCCTGAGTAACCACTAGTTCCACTATAGCCACTTGATGCTATACTAGGAGCGCCACTAGTACCAGAATAACCGCTAGTTCCCGAGTAACCACTAGTTCCTGAATAACCGCTATCACCGAGGTTGCCCTTAGCCCCACTAGTTCCCGAGTAACCACTAGTTCCGCTATATCCACTAGATGCTGTACTAGGAGCCCCACTAGTTCCCGAGTAACCACTAGTTCCTGAATAACCGCTATCACCGAGGTTGCCCTTAGCCCCACTAGTACCAGAATAGCCGCTAATTCCTGAGTAGCCACTAATACCAGAATAGCCACTAATACCAGAATAGCCACTACTACCAGAATAGCCACTTAATCCATTATCGCCTTTATCTCCTTTAATACCACTATATCCGCTAATGCCTGATCCGCTGTACCCACTATAGCCACTGGTTGCTTCGCCGATTCCGGGCTCGCCGCTATAGCCACTAATACCGGAATAGCCACTTAACCCATTATCACCTTTATCTC